CATCAGAAGTAATTCCTGTGTTTACGGCTTGATATCTGTTGCCGTTGTGCCTAACTCTAGTAAAAATTGCATAACTTCTTCCCAGGATATATTCTGGTTCAAATTCTACAAGAGGTGGATTGGTAATATCATACCCATCGCCACCAATAATCTTTTCAATGGTTTTTAGACCACCATACTTTTTAGTATCCTCAGACTTATATGAGAAGAATGGAACTCCATTGACACCAATACCAACTTGACCAACTGGTGTAGGAGTTTTTGTACTCTTAGTCAGTGGATTGAGTGGAATCCTCTTCAGATATCTCTGGTTACCTGGATCTAAATCTGTGGAAGCAAAAGGTCCAATTCTATATGATGGAATACCAGTCGATGCAATAATTGCATTGTCATCAGACTTGTATACATTTTGGATATCGGCAGTGGCAAGCGATACTACATTATTGATTGAAGTATCTGTACTAGTTCCAAATGCAAGATCTCTGGAGATGAAGAAAACCTTGTTTGTTATTCCACTTACGGGTGAAGCAGACAATAAAATCTCAAAAGTCTTACTATCTACAATACCAACAACCGAGAACGTATCATTGTAGATATCTTCATCTGCGTTTAGAATTCTTACAGTATTATCTCTCTTAAATCTGTGATCTTCTTTGGTTGTGATCGTTGCAAGAACACTACCATTAGCATTTGGACTGGAAAGAGATGCAGAAACTCCAGTTACAATACTTCTTACGTTATATACGAAAGAATCCCAGATAGGATCAATACTATCAAATCCAGGTGCAGTTGGAGTAGTTACACTACTGCTTGGTAAGTAGTATCTACCGCCAGAGTTAATATTAACGCCTCTGGTGCCACCATAGACTTTCAGTACAATTTCAGATCCATCTACATTAGATTGACCATAAATTCTTGCGGCAGAGATAACTTCTTGACCTGCAATATGAGTTACATTGAGAGTATTCTCTCTTGCTCTAGTACAACCTAAAAATTGGTTTACTGTTTTTTCTGCATAGTTGATAATCTCGTCTTCAATACGAAATCTGCCATTTTCTTCTGGCCAACCAATAGTAGAATCGACAGTGACGATATTTGCACTTAAACTATCACTAAGATCTTCTGCAAGGACAGTTTTGTATGGTGTTACAAACGTACCAATGGAATTATCGGTGTCTACGTCAATTTCGTAAATTCTGCCATTTTCGGTAAATGCTTCAACAACACCTTTTACATAAATTCGAGCAAATTGGATATTAGTATCAGTTGGGTCTGCTTCTTGATACAAAACCTGTCCAACTAACTCAGATGGGTTGCCAGAAATGGCAACTGCACGAATTACCTCTCTAGAAGTATAATATGCATCAGATGGTTTGAAAATTCTATCTCTTGGATAGGTTACTGTGGATTCTACTCCAAAGAGAGTTCTCAGTACAAATTGGAAAGAACGAGTAGATCCCTTGGATGCATAGAAATCTTTAATTCTCTTGATGATGGTGCTTTCAGTAACACCCTCAGTAAAATTCTTGGGATATGTTGCAAGATATTGCTCTTTGAACTTCCCAAGCATGTACAGTGGGAAGATGTTATTTAAATTGACTACAGTGGTGCCTAGAGCGTGCTCTGATGCCGTTGTTTCGGAGAAAATGAACTCAGATGCATCACCTACTGCTTTTACTGCATCAAACCCTCTAGAGCAGTTATTGAATAGTGTGCTATCTTTGCCGTTGTAGTAAATAATCTCATCATCGATTAAAAGCAAACCTTCCTTGGGAAAGTCCCTGGTGCCTTCAACGTCAATGGTGGTAGAAGTTGCAGTTAAGGTGGAGATCAGTTTTGTTTCAGTTACAAGATCCCCATAGTTGTCAATATTATAATACTCAGTCCAATTCTGGATAATATCAATAGGATAACCCTTCAGTTCCTGAGACTTATAGTAAGCCTTTATAAACTCAATGAAAGTAGGATAATCTTCTCTAATAAAGCTGGGCAACTGACCAGATATACTAGTAGAAATCTGTGATTTAGATTCTGGACTTACCTCAGAAGGAACTGGTGGTACAGTTACCTCCGTGGTCGGTGTAGTCCACTGACCAACTTTCCAGGAAGAATTTGCCATGCGCTTTTTTAACTATAGCTAGATTCTGGGACAACTCCAGTTCCAGAGACATTGGAACCGCTACTGATAGTATCTACTATGACACTAACAACTGTATTATCTATGCCCAATGTCAAATAGGTTTCTCTGAGAGAAACAAGGTCGTTTGATTGGGGGATTGCAGAAATTTGAAGTTGATTTTCTACATTAGATGTAGAAGAAATGATCAAATCATTAATTACAATTTCTCCAAGGGAATAATCAACATTTCCCCACTCACCGTCAATGTATTGGAATTCTCCAGTGCTCTTCACATAGTAAAGTCTGAGATTGCCCAAACCATCATCGTTCAAATAGTATGTATTTGTAGTATCACCAGCGATTTTAAATCCTGAACTGGAAACAGATGGAGAATCTGTCTGGGACTTAATTCTATTACCGTAGCAAATCTTATAGTTGACCCTAGCACCAAGTTCAACCAAAACATTCTTTCTCATTTTGATACGGGTAATGTTCGAGGTGATAGAAGCCTCACTATCATCGATAATTTTCGATAATTTTGAAAATTTGAATTTTCCGCCAAATTTATTGAATTCAGATCCAGAATTCAGGGCATTGAGAGATGCAAATATGATATTTTTGATATCCACTTGATCTCTTCTTGTGTTATTTGGGTTAAAATACACAAAACTGGTCAAATCAATGTATACAACCGATGGATCGATGATTTTAGGTTGAACTGCAGCAACAGAATAGTCCCTGAGTTTCAATAAAAGGGAATTTTTTTCAGAAATCGACAATTTGTCGGCATTTCTTGGTTTGATTGCTAAGAAAACCTTTCCGTATTCTGGGGGATCTGCTTCTTCCCCACCATAACACGCAATCGATTGAACGTTTGGGTAAATTTGTGGAATAATTGCTTCATAATCACGAGTGGAAACGGCTCTACCGAAAGCACTATAAAATTTGGGCGCTCCAAATTTGATTGATTCCGTAGTTTCACGAGTTGCACCTCCATCAGGACGAGCTACGAGTGTAATAGTTATGCCAGATGTCACGGCATTGTTATCACTGTCTCTAATAGTAGCAATATTATCAAAGGAAGAGAGACCATTTGGTCCAGATCCACTACTTGTGGTGTATTGACAAGAAATTACATCTCCGTTTGTCAGTGCTTTTCCTACAACACCGTCACCAAAGAGAATTTCAGATCTTCCATACTCAGATTCTTCCAAGAAGAAGACTTTGGATTCCGAAGTGATCTTTGTAATGTCTGTGGCTTGCAAATATCTTTCAGTTGTAGTTCCAGAAGTAACTTCAACTCTCAGAGTTGTGGTATCTGCATTTTCATTTGTAAGAATAAAACGCTGTCTTTGGTTAATATCTCTTACAAAAGTATCTGTGAGGAAAATACCTTCGTACAATCTCAGACTGTTAAACGTAGCGATACCAGTTAAACTGTCTACGCTTGAGACTTGATCGGAAGGAACTGAGAAAACATAGTTAGTATTATCTAAACCATTGAAGTTTAGAACCAATCCTTTCTGGATTGTAATGGTTTTTGGATATGGAAATGTTGTTTGTACGGAAATATTTGTGTCCACATACGAAGAACGGGCGGAACGCGGGGTATAACCCAGCATTCTCGCCAGTTTTACGACATTTTCTCTTAGAATCGCTGTTTCTAAGAAACCTTCATTGACTGTGAGGTTCGCATTTACCGCAGAATAGTAAGTATTATACGCCAGAATGTCGATCAAGACCGACAAAGACGATCCTTCAAAGTCATAATCAGAAAATTGATCCTGAGATCTCAGGTAATTTTTGATTTGGACCTTAATTTCGTTGAATTCTAGCGTGTTTACTTGATTAAAAGCCATTACGGTTTAAATGCGATTTCCAGATTATCCAATCTTGCGGGAATTCCCTCAATAAGGTAGTAAATTTCAATCGATAAATCGTTATTGTCTTCATCAAATTGAGTTACAACTTCATAGCAAGTCACTCTAGGTTCATATCTGTTGATAACATCCTGCACTCTTTCACTGATTTCTTCTTCTAATCCTGCTGTTGCGTTCTCAAAGAGTAGACCAACGATATTTCCACCGAAGGCTGGATCAAAAGGTTTCTCATAAAAATTGTATCTGACGATGTTTTTGACCGATTCTTTGATGGCTGCCTCGTTTGTCAGTGACAGAACATCGTCAGTCACGGCATTTTTATCAAAAGTAAGACTAAAGTCGCGGAACGACTTAGATACAAATGCCATTTTGATAGGTTAACCTTGATGTATTTATCAAGGTTTCCTAAACTATTCAGTCCACCGCTCAACAAAGTCGTCAAAACCGTTTTGACCACCGCAAGGACGACTTAAACGATCCTCTGGAATTGGATAAAGTTCTTCTTTTTGTTCAGTTTTGCGCGTTTTCTTCAAATATTTGTCAGAATCTACCTCTGTAATGAGTGTCATCCCTTCTTTGATGAAGTCTTCGCTTTTGTCAACTGGAAAAAGTCCCATTTTTCTTCCGTAAAAAGTTTTTCAGAACTTTTTATGGGGTTGCTATCCCAAAAATATTTATCCGTCGAAGGTAATCCATCCCGTAATGATCATTTTCTCATTATCTGGATCGACTACACCTCTGTGGGTATGTGTCCAACCCGCTGGCCAAACGATTGTTTTACCTTTTTCTGCGGGAATGCATTTTTTCTGGTATAAAAACTCAGTTCCACCATTTGGATTGTCAGACAAAAAGGTTTGCCAAGTCAAATGGCGTCTCCTTAATTTTGGAGAAGATCCAGATTCATAATGCCATTGCTTAAATCCTCCACCTGAAGGATACCATTGGATGTTGTAATCTGGATAAATGCTTGCTGGCTCAGTAGCATAATAATACTTTGAGTAGTATGCGTCAAGTGAATTTGCCAATGAGTAAAAATATTCAGACATTCTATTATCTTTAGCACTGAGGTTGCAGTGCATATCAATAGATTCCTTTACGTCTGTAAAAACTTGCAAATCCCCAGACATGCTATTTGCTACCATGCCAGGGCTTTTATCAAAGTATTGACAGGTGTTGTAAAAATCAATAACACCGTCACAAATTTCACGAGGGACTGATGGTCCCTCCAAGATAAAATCTTCCATTAAAACTACTTGCCTTGCCCGCGATAACGCTTTTTGCGTCCGTTACGAGCACTTGCACCAAGATGAGTGTTCTTAGAGCGTCCTTGGCGGGTCTTTTTCGGTGCTCCCTTAATGTAGCCACCGCCTTTCATCATTGATTTTGCCATAATTAACCTGCAAATACGTTGTCTGAACCTTCTGCGACCGTAGTGCAACCACTGATCGCATCACCTATTCTACCACAACCTTTCCCATTTACAAATACCGTTGTGGATCCTGTTGTAATTGCAGCAGTATGGGAAGTGCAAGGGCTTCCTGGCACCAGATGGGGCGTATTAATATCACCTTGACGAGAAATGGGGATACCATTACAGAATACATTTTGAGATCCTTCAGCACGAGTGGGGGTTGAACAGTGACTTGTATCGTTGTCACCGATTCTAGTTACGGCAGGCATTATTTTTTCTCCCTCTTCATGAGTTCATTTAAGTAAGTTCCATGTTGCATCATGTGCATATGATCCGTTAGTGTATGTGGAGGTTCGATGAATTTTGGTTTGAACTTGATCAGATGGTCAAATTCATCTGGAATATCTCCGATACGATTATAGGTTGTAAGTTTACCATTGTCTTTAATGGTAAACTCACCCTCAATATTATCCATGATTCCACTTTCCAGGATACCAGCCATACCTATTCGCTGCCTCGTCCTTGAGGAAGTAACTCTGATCTATATAGAAACGCGCCAATGACCCATACTCCCCTGGTGAATGTGGGGGGAAATGACCATTAGCGAAGTGTTGCTTGATGATGAGGGTATCGGTCTGAGGCGTCGGGAAACAGGGCAAGCAGGTCCATGTAACGGTCACTGTGTACGTTACCGTCATGTACACCCTAAGGTCAGGATTGAACGTATACATGGCGTTGTAGGGCATCTCAGGCTTGGTATCTGGATCCGTAGTCGGACTGAAAGGAGTGGTAGGTAACTTCTCGCAGTTTGCTCCAGAATCTGAGTTCTTGCCCTTCTGAGTGACTGGTGTGGTGCTGATAGCGTCTGATGGATCGCCAGTCAAGAAACGATAATCGAATTCATTGAAGACATGATGATGACGCAGATACGACCCTTCAGTCACACCTGCGTCAGTAGTAGTTGCATCAATTTGATATTGTGTAGGACTATCCCAACAATCCGAAGCATCGCCTAGGATAGTAGCATAATCACTAGTAATCGTATATCCTGTGATTGTTGGTGGACATGGAGTAGTCGATGGAGGAATAGGATCGCATGTACCAGTCAATACTGCATTCGCTCTAAACCCATTGAAGACAGTCTGTGGGAAAAGGTCGTTACGTTGATCCGTCTGAGCAACGACAATCGTTTCCCACTGTGCGTTTGTTGTGGTGCCACCTGCTGGTGTAAATGATGCAGGATTAGGGTTTGGTGTATAGAGTGCTGGGGGCATTCCACCTCCAGTAGCACCTGTACCAAACTTAGAACTAACCCATGTGATAGTAACAGCCATACTTAGAGACCTTCGCGCCGAATCGGGCTACGCGGATTTTTTTACTCTAAGTTATTTAACCTTTCTTCGTGGTCACAAACGATATCCACGAGTTTTTCATACCGTACTGAACCAGGGCGACGCATCATCAAAGGACTTTCATTGACCCGTTTCTCAAGGGCGTTCAGTTGCGCCCTGAGTAACTCTATTTCTATTTCGAGATTACTTCTCATACTTTTGCCTTGACACGAATTCTTCTTTAAGATTATAATTCATAACCCAGTTATCTGTCACTACGTAGTAACCTACGATAGTAGTCTCATCACAACGGAAGCCATAACTTCTCACCTTCTCACAGATTCCGTCAATACAAAATGACTTGTTGCTGTGAAGGTACGAGTGATAGCGTTCATCCAGGTTGATCATAAGCAAATCGCCCCTTTGAGATTGGGTGGCAGGTCGTTCAGGTATATTATATCTCGGTCAATGGGTTTTGCAAGATTTGTTGCAA